GGTCAGAAAAACTTGGAATTCAACAATCAGCCGCTGTTACCTGCGTAAAGCCTGAAGGAAATGCAAGTCAGTTAACAGGAACATCATCTGGAATACACCCGTGGCACTCACCTCAATACATCAGGACTGTAAGGTCAGATAAGAAAGATCCTCTAGGTAATTTCATGAATGATGTAGGCATACCAAGGGAAGACGATGTCATGAATCCTGATGTTGGAGATGTGTTTTCATTTCCAATTAAGGCCCCCAAGAATGCTATCTTCAGAAAAGATATAACTGCAATACAGCACCTCGATCTATGGCTTACATACCAAAGAAGTTGGTGCGAACATAAGCCATCAGTGACCATAAACGTTAAAGAAGATGAGTGGTTGGAAGTGGCAGCGTGGGTGTATAAGAATTTTGATGAAGTAACCGGAGTCAGCTTCCTGCCCTTTTCTGACCATACATATAAGCAAGCTCCATATCAAGAGATAACGGAAGATCAGTATAATGAGGCAATGAAAAATATGCCAAGTAAGATCCACTGGGAATTACTTGCCCACTATGAAGAAACAGACGAAAATGTAATTGGTGGAAGAGAATTAGCATGTTCGGCTTCTTCAGGCTGTGAAGTAGTTGACCTCGTTAAAGAATGATATAATATATATTGGCAATTCGTGAGAATTAGCTACCTAGGATAAAAGCCACCTCAAAGAGGTGGCTTTTATTTGTAATTTGTCAAATTTGCATTTTTTGTTATACACTGTTATAAGAGGAGGTGTAAAAGATGGTTGATATGGCAACGAGCAATTATAGTAGTAGAAATGGAGCCAAAGTAATTTGGGTCGCAATACATACTACTGAAGGAATCATGGACGCAAGAGATTTAGGATTTTATTGGCAAAGAATAGATAGTGCTTCTTCTCATGCTGGCTGTGATAATGAAAAGACAGTGACATACGTTGATCCTGCGTATGCATCATGGACTCTTCTCAACGGTAATTCTAGATCAGTCAATATGGAAATTTGTGGCTGGGCACGATGGACAAGAGATGAATGGCTTGGTCCACAGAGAGGCAGACTAGTTCAGGCAGCAAATTGGGCTAGACAGATGTGCGATAGATTTGGAATTCCAAAGAGATATATAGGATCATCTGGGGTCGCTAGAGGCGAAGCCGGAATCATAGGACATGTTGACTATACAAATGGTGCGAAAGATGGTACTCACTGGGACCCAGGTCCGGGATTTCCATGGGACGTATTTATTAGTTTAGTGAATCAAAATGCTCCAGGCGGAGGCGGTGGAGCAGGAACAGGAGGTGACGATTTTCTAATGGGATTAGAGCAGTGGAAACAAGAACGTATGTTCGAAAGAATTATGAGCATGGCAAAAGGCGTCGCAGGTCAAAATTACGACGGCGACCAAGCAAAATATGAAGATGAGCGTCATGCAAAACTAGAGGCAAAAGTAGACGCACTGGCAGACAGTATAGATAGAATTCTAGAAAAGCTTGGTGTTGAAAGCCCAAAACCTGAACCTCAACCTGAAGCGGTATATCATACAGTTGTAAGGGGAGACACTTTGTACTCCTTGGCTAGTAAATATCAAACAACAGTAGCAGAAATAAAAAGGCTAAGCAGTATTCAGTCTGATACTCTTTCAGTCGGACAAAGGTTGAGGGTTAAGTGATAAAAGGGCCATGATTGGCCCTTTTATTGTTTCATTGCTATAATGAAAATGAAATGAACATTGAAGACAGAGTAAATCGCATGTCAGTTGACTTAGAGCGTCTTGTGCAGAAGGCTGAAATATGGCAGCTTCTTTTTGATGAATGCCCAATAGCCATAGCAGTCTTCAGTGCCGATATGAAGTTCTTCCTCATAAATCCGGCGTTTACAGATATATCCGGTCACTCATCAGATATCATAGACAGAGACATAAAAGAAGTAATCCCATTGCATTATAGACGATCACATAAGAAAATGGAAAAGCAGTATGCCTCAAATCCTCAGAAAAAGGTAAACAGACATGGATTAAGTCCATATCTATTGACCAAAAATGGTATCGAAGTTCCGATCGATATAGATTTATCATATATTAGGTACGATAGTAAAATATACTATGTAGCCTTCATTAGAAGAATCGTTTAGGAGGTGTTATAATAACAATATGGCAAGCACCTTTACTATTCAATTACCCGCCGGTACAAACGTGACAAAATTAATCAATATTCCAACGGCTGGATCATGGCTCGGCGCCGTTGTTGTTTCATGGTCAACTCACACGGCTGACATGACTGTGCATGAGGCCATTTTCATAACCGAAAACGTGCCGGGTAATCCAAATGTCAATGGATATAGACATGTAAATTATGATGGTGTAGGTCCCACTTTTGATAACTGGACTTTGCCAGCAGAGTGGCGCATACACAAGGTTATGTTTGCGTCTGAAACCATGTTCAAACTTAGATATACTTCAACCTATGATGTAAGTGTTTGCGTTGAGACTAGTCAGACTGCGTGGAAATCAAACACATATCCAACATACTCTGTCACACCACCAACCCTATATAAGTATGATGGCAGAATTGAATGGGTAAATAAGTAGTGATTAGATGAGTACTTATGATCGTTTAGCAATATCACAGAAGCCAGACTTTTATTTATCATCGAATTCTTCAGGTGATCAATCTGGTAAGAATATATATAATGAGACTAATGGCTCTGCTAATGCTGGCCAACCGATAATAGCGGGCAATCCGTCATCGTGGAGAATCTCTTCCACAGAAAGCATAGAGCTTGATTCTAATCCTATATTCTTTAGGGAAGATACTCAGCTTGAGTTTGTAATGCAGAAGATTAATACTGGAGATACTGTATGTGTATTCGGAGATACTGATGATCTTAACGGACTTTTTATAATTCCTAATGGAATTCAGGTTAGATTTGTAGACTCTGCATTGATACAAAAATCTGCGACCATAACCTTTGAGGAATGGCCTGAGAAAATGTATATAATATTATCATTCGATAATTTATATTGTACGCTAAGAGCAAATGATAGTTTCGCACAAATTAGCTACTCAGAGACAGATCCAGACAATATAACTTCAGTAGCGTTCAAGACAACTTCTACAAATACTTATTATATAGATGGAATTGGCATATACTCAGATCTATTCGAATCCAAGAAAGATTACATAAATGGCGCAGATTTTGATTATATAGATTTTATAAGTAAAACATACCAGGCTGTAGGGACTAATTTTAGTGGCAGCCGGGGACAAGAAAAGATCGAGGTATCTAATTCAGACTTCCTCCCTGATCCTATAGATGTAGAGAAATATATATATACTAATACATTCACATTATCAAGCGACGAGGATTTTACTTCACTATCAATAGAGTCTAATTATCCATCTATGAGTATGTATTATCGGACTAATAGCATAGGATGGACTTCCTTCACTGGCAAGGTGTCATTTGACCCAGGATCAGATTTCTTTATCTTTCAAATAAGGATAAAGAGTCAGGATGTGGTTAAGCCTTTCAAGATAAATATATTTCCTATGTTTGATGACAGAATAACCACCAACACACCAGCCGAACTTACACCGAATGGAGGTCCATTTTATCCAGATAGATATTCTTTATCTATAGTCAATTTTCCTGAAGGCATTGAGCTTTATGAAGTTTCTTACGAGGGAGAATGGATAGAATATATACCTAATAGCATAGAGATTCTATTTATGCCTAAAACATCTAATAAGACTATATTATTTTATAGTTCAGACGGAAGTATTTCATGCGGTACGGGAGGATCTATATCCGGTTATACCGCTTATCTGAATGGTGATCTGGTTACTGATCTAGACGATGCCAGGATAAATCAATGGAATCATCTCGTTATAACAGATGCATCACCATCAGCTTCAGTGTTTTATCTAAACAGTAATTCCTCTAGAACGGAAGAGTCTATAGTTGAGTATGCCTTCCTAGCAGGATATCCGTCAGTATTAACGTCCGATATAGCGGCCCAACAATACTCTATATTAAGCAACTATCACAAGGCTTCTATATCCGATGATCCTTCGGATATAACAGAGGGGAATTTGGATTCTACTTCTCCGTTTAAGATTTACACATATGCATGGGCAATTGTTGGTGGAGGTGGAGTGTAATATGTCTAAAAATGATTTGTATTTGCATAATTTTTAGACATATTGGTATAATCTGGTTATGAAAAGTAATAAAAGCAGGATATCTGTGGTATCCGAGACAAAATTAGGTGTTTATGTATGGAAACTGCCAGATGACTCTTTTGTTGCAGACGAAAATGCTAATGTTATGAGCATCGCTGCCTTCAGGGGCGACCTTGCCGCAATCTCTAAAATTAGAGAAGCCGCACGCCATCATGGTTTTCCAGAAGGAGAGGCCATATTTCTTGAAGGTGCCCGTAAAATTACGGATGAAGAGCTACAAGAGCAGATATACAGAATGAGCCAAGGACTAGTGCCAGATCCCTATGATATAGGAGTCTATAAAGAGGAGATGCAATTTGGTGATAGAAGAAGCTGAAGACCAGTTCACCCAATCCGAATTAGTCCAGGCATATAGATCTCGATCTGCTAAATCTGTCAGGCTGGCCGGAGACGAGGCAGAATTTGACGTTTTCAAAGCTCCTGGAGTTAGGAAGATGCAGGGCCTCGACAGAAATTTTATACGTAGGAAAGATAGAGAGCTATCAAAAGCATATACAAGTCAATCTGGTAAAGCAAGGTCAAAACAAATCAATGTTGATGACATGTATGGATATGACTACTTGGAGTGCATCACTCCTCCATATAATATGGATTACTTGTCTAAGCTTTATGAACTGTCTCCTGCACATATGGCTGCCGTAGATGCAAAAGTTGAAAGTGTATTTGGACTTGGGTTTGATTGGATAGAATCTAAAAAGACAAAAAATTCCAGACAGAATGCTAAAACTGCCGCAGGTCTGAAGAAATTAGACAAGATACTTCAAGACGCCAGAGATAATATTGAGATATGGCTGGAGTCTACAAATAAGCAGGATGTATGGGAAGAGATCATGCGCAAGATCGGAAAAGACTATGAAACAATGGGAAATGCTTATCTTGAAATAGGCAGAGATTCCCAAGGCAGAATAGGATATCTCGGTCATTTACCAGCAAAATATGTTCGTGTGAGACGAAATAGAGATGGATTCGTACAAATATTTGGAAATAGAGTAGCATACTTTAGAAATTTCGGGGATAAAACGTCCAATCCTATTGGTAGCGATACAAATCCTAACGAGCTAATACATTTTAGCAAATATTCTCCAAACGATAATTATTACGGAGTCCCAAATATAATAGCAGCCAAAAATGCACTAGCGGGTAATGAATTTGCCTCAAGGTATAATCTTGATTATTTTGAAAACAAGGCGATACCAAGACATGTAATCATAACAAAGGGTGCAGCCCTATCTACTACTGCAATGAATACTTTGGTTGAGTTCTTTGAGACTGGTCTTAGAGGCCAACATCATAG